GGGCGTTTGTATGGCGAATCTCCAGTATCTCCTGATCTTGGTTGTGTCATTTCAGGTTTAGATTTACCCATGCGGGACATGGATTCTTCCCATTTATCTAAGATGTTATCAAATCTTTTTACATCAAAAGGAGCTTTTAATCCGTCAGCAGTCATCCCAGTTGCGGTGACTTTATCATCATCACCGATAAATTTATCCGCAGCTGCAGCACCTAGACCACCTAAACCAAGAAGTCCGAGAAGACCTAGAGCTAATCCTGCTTTACCTTTTGCACCTTTAAATCTTCTGGGTTGTGTTCTAGCTCTGGGTGGTTTCTTTTTGTCTCCACCTAGACCAAGTAATCCCGCTAAACCAGCTCCACCAAGTAAACCCATACCAGCGGATTTCATTCCACCCATATCATTCTTGAGTTTCAAGAATTGGTCGATCATCTTTTTGATGAACTTCCTCATCTGAACAACGATATCACTGGTTTCTTTGAACGCAGCCTGATAATCTCTTATAGCTTCTCTAAAGTTACCTATAAACTTAGGTTTAGAGAACTCTTTAATAAAATCTAAAGATCTTTCATATAACTTTAAGAATTCAGATAAGATCTTGTTTGGACCTTCTTCTTCTGATTTATCTTTTTGTGCTTGGAATAGGTTTCCAATCTTATCACCAAATGCCTTAACAGAACTACCTATGTTCTGAACAATATTTTCTACATTACTTGTAACACTACTAGAGATAGTCTGAATCAGATCTGCCATATTAGGTGCAGATGCCTTCACTGAAGCCGTACCTGGTCTCTGAAATCCTACGATATTATTTGTTGCACTCTCCTTGATTGTCTCACCAAGAGGTTTACCACCAGATATAAACGATAAAGCGTTTTTCTTTGTTCCAATCTTTGGTTTTTTAGCAACACCAAGGTTACTGAGATTCATAGAAGATAATCCAGGAGAACCCCCTAATTTTCTTCTATCTGGTAAATAGCTCTTACTGTATGCCACGATTTGCTTCTGCTTGTTGTGCCTTGAGGTTTTCTTCCTCAATGTGTTGTCTCAAGAGGGACAGATAAATGTCTCTTTCCCACGGAATCATGTTTTCAATCTCAGTCAAGCTGTATTTATGGAACTGCATCAAAGCGAAATTGATTCGATAATATGCCTCAAGATCCATATGAGACATAGTTAGCCGAAAAAACTAGATAATCCCTCCAGCGTTACTTCATTATCTTTCTTGGTCTTAGGATTCTTGACCTTAAATGTATGACTCAATTTAGGCATAGACTCGAAGAATTCTTCAATCTTCTTAAACTGTGCAGAGTTGACACTTTCGATGAACTCAATGAGTTCTTTTCTTGTACAATCTGCAGCAGCCCATGCATCTTCTTCGGTAAAGATAGTATCAATACACTCTGCAATAATCTCAAAAGACTGTTCAATAGTGCTGAGACTTTCCTCACCACCAAAATCAAAGTTATTTTTAATGAACTGATCCAAAGATGGATATTTCATTCTTAAAACAACCTTGTCATCAAGTCTAATGTCTGTTGTGTGTTCTTCACTCTTTACAACCTGAATTTCATCAACGTAGATTTTGACAGGAACTTCAGTTTCTCCATCATCTGCACAAGTGACGATGAGATCAATTGCCTCACCAACTGACTTTGCACGAACATTCAAGAAAAGATATTCAATATCAAAGGATGGTAGAGCTTCTACATCTACACCTTTGGTGATGATACAGTCACTTAAAACATCTTTGATTCCCATTGTGATCTGTCTAAGATCACCACTCTCAAGAGCAAGGATAAGAACTTTCTCTTCTTTAACTAGAAATGGTCTATATTTAATCTTTTTGCCTGTGGAGGGCAAAACCAACTCATGTGTCGGTGTACTAATCTTAGGTAATGGCATAGGATGACGAAATCATAAAATTATTTATAGGTGCTTTTCGGATCTCCAAATTTCTCTCATACTCACATCAATCAGGTCGTAGTTGACACCCAAGTATCCATTATTCATTAGAACAACTGCATCTGGTCTATCCCTCATCAGTTCTTGTGCCATCACACCCTCAAAGACTTCTGTCTGTCCAATGTAATTCCACTGATAGATATTAATTCCTGATGGAGATTGTCCAACCTTAGTGATATTTTCCTTAAGTCTAATATCACTTGCCATTGGCCCACCAGCCTGTCCAGAAGGAGCAGTATTGATTGGTACTGGTGGTTGTGTGGCTGTTGTCGATTCAGTAGTAGTACCGAAGTTTCTCCACTTTATTGCAGTAGGGCTTCTATCAGACTCATGTTTCATCGTCACATAACGATCATAATTGAAGACAACACTGACCTTCATGATATCAGAATTTGCGTATGATAATGGTATAGAAATTACTTGAATAGGGAAAGCATTAATGAAGTTATAAGTCAACATTCCAGATCTAATTGCAGGAGCACCAGGATCGAGTTTTGGTGCTAATGAATCACTTGTTGTCAATGGATAATTTCTTTCAAACTTAGTTACTGAGATAGATCTCTTATAGGTATTTGGATATCTGAATCTATAATAATTGTTTGTTTCTAAGTTTGGCGTACTATATGTACTTCCACCCGTAGATCCAGCATCTGCGTATCCTTGAGTGGTGTAAAGTGGATTGATAAAGTTCATCCACTCCTCAAACATTCTGATTACTTGATATTGAGAATCCACATAAAAATCCAGAGTTAGTTGTGGAAACTCTCTAGCTCTTGCAAAAGTTTCTGTTATACCTTGATATGCTCCCTGTTCTGTCGATAACTCAAACTTAGCACCAGGAATGGTTGCAGAATGACAGAGAAGATCATACTTAAGTGAGTTTGTATCTCCAATATCACCAAAAACTCCACAACTATTCAACCAGGCATTAACATCTGAACCAGGTTCATTGGTGAATCCATCAGCAAAATATAATGTAGTTTTGAATTGACTGGATTGTGCAAGTTGACCAACATAATCCATTGCAGAACCCAGTGAGGTTCCTTCATAAGTCCGAGGAGTAGTGGTCCTTACATGAATAGGGTCTACTCTAAATGGATTAAAAGACACTATAAATATTTTTTGAGGATCTATACTATGTATATGAGTTATAAGGGAAAATATCGACCAGAGAATCCCCGAAAGTATAAAGGTGACCCAGCAAATATCGTTTATCGTTCACTCTGGGAACGAAAGTTTATGAGATATTGTGATCTCAATGAGAATGTAAATCAGTGGCAATCAGAAGAGTTCTGTATCCCATATGTTTCTCCGATTGATAATAGAGTTCATCGTTACTACCCAGACTTCTTTGTAAGATATACAGATAAGTTTGGTAAAAAAAGATCAATGGTGATCGAAGTTAAACCTAAAAAAGAAGTTCAGATGCCTGAAACAAATCCGAAGAGGAGAACAAAACAGTGGGCGTATAGAGTAAAAACCTGGGCAGTAAATCAAGCAAAGTGGAAAGCAGCACAGGAATTTTGTGATGATCGAAACTACGAGTTCAAGATCATGACGGAGGACGATCTAGGAGTATGAACAGAATCACAGACGACATAAAAGAGCTAATCAACGCAGAAGATGATGCTGAAGATAGAATGATCGTCATTATGGATATTCTAAAAGATACTGTGACTCCTGTTCCTGATCAAGGAAAGTATTACACGTTCTTGTATAAAGCAAAGACACCTGATATAAGATATGATCAACATCCACTCATTGAATGCCTGGAAGTATTTCGATGGGGATTCCGAGGATACAACATACACTGGAGAGACGCAAGAAACTATACTTGGGAAGAAGTAATAGGTCTAATGTATGAAGTTACTCAAACTGAATTGCCAATATTGACTTCTATCTCCTACGCAAAGAAGGTACGCTCTTAAAAGTCTTCTAAATAAAAGGGATAAGGTACAGGATTTTGTGTGGCTACCCAACTCAAAGATATAACTGTAAATAATACTGATGGAACTCCAGTAACTTTTGAAGTTTTTCTGGATAAACCTACTGCAAAATATACCATCAAAGAAAAGGGTACTGGAAATATTATTTTTGAGAATGATAAATTTGATTTCAATGAGTTGTCAAAATTAAAGATACCCGATGGCGCGGGTGGAACAGATCCTATATTTCTTAACTTACAACAACAAGCAATAGACGCATCAAAACAATTAAGATATAAACAAGGTGGAGGACAAGGTAGTCGAAAACGAGTTAGTACACCATATTGGGCTCAAGGAAGTAATGTAGGTAAAAGTGCTCAAACAGCATTAAGTAACAAGAGTCCCCAAAATAATCCTATCGCTGGTTTTGTTGGCAATCTTGGTAATTTTGCGAATGCTGCGATAGATCCTCAATCCGCTATAGGTGGAATTCTGAATGACACATATGGATCAGGAGGTCTACCTAATAAAGTTAGAGTTTATCCCGAGAATATGCAAGTAAATTCTCAGGATTGTATTGTAATTAGTCAATTCACTTACAAAGCACCAAACCAGGATCAATTACTAACAAAAGGATCAAAAACAATATTTGATAAGGGTGTTGACGCAAACCAAAGATATGAGGATCATCAAAGTGGCAAGGTAATATTACCAATGCCTGCAACTTTCAGTGAAAAGAAAGACGTAAAATATGGTGAAGATAGTTTCGATACTTTAACCGCTGGTGCAACTCAATTTATGTTGAGTAATATGGGTGGTGTTTTAACAGCTGGTGGTGTCACGGGTGGATTGGGCGCACTCATGGGTGGAGGTTTTGATCTCAACAATATTGGAGGGGCATTCAAAGGTGCAGCAACAGCAGGAACCCTTCTTGCAGCAAGTGAGATGGCGGGAAATGCATCTGGTAAAGCATTAATTGGCGGAACCTTTGCTAGTTCAATGTTAAAAGGTGCAGGATTTAATGTTTCTGCAGAAACAATTCTTGCAAGGGGTGTTGGTGTTATTCCTAACCCAAACTTAGAATTATTATTCCAGGGTCCAACTCTTAGAACTTTTGGTCTTGCATATAGATTGACTGCAAGAAGTGAAACTGAAGGTAAAATAATTCGTGAAATAATAAGATACTTCAAACAAGGAATGTCTCCTAGAAGACAGACTGAAGGGAATAGATACTTTCTGAAAACACCAAATGTTTTTAAAGTTGAGTTCTTGACTGGCGGTCAAGCAAGTAAATCTATGCCTAAGTTTAAAACTTTGGCACTTACAGGTTTTGAAACTGATTATTCTCCAGACAAAATGTGGGCAGCATATAGTGATGGTCAACCAGTAACTACTTCTATCTTAATTGAATTTGGTGAACTGGAACCAGTTTACGAAGATGAGTATGAAGATTTTGATATCGACGACATCGGGTACTGATCAATGGCATACTTCAAACATCTACCAGAAATAGAATACGTAAATAGATTCCGTAACACAAAGTCTAACGACGAAAAAACTGTTGCGAAAAATCTATTCAGGAGACCAAAAGTCCGTGAGGATATTGCTTCGTTTGTAAGTGCTTTTGAAAGATATATTATCGTAGAGGGTGAAAGACCTGAACAAATTGCACAGAAAGTATATGGTAACCCAGAATTAGATTGGGTTATCATTATGACTAATAACATAATTGACATGTACAGTGATTGGCCTATGCCCAATTCTGAACTAAACCGTTATCTTGAAAACAAATATACTGAGGAAGAACTGTTAGAAATACATCACTATGAAACTATAGAAACTAAAGATCAATTTGGAAGATTACTATTTCCTGCAGGTCTTGAGGTAGATAAAACTTTTTATGATGCTCCACAATATCAAGCACTGACTGAAGATCCTCCTGGTATCACATTCCCAATCATTACATTACCTGCGATCGAGGCAGAAATTGTTACTACAATTCAAAACTATTCGGTTGCAACTGCTACCATTACAAGTGAAGGTAGAGGTTATAAGAAAGCACCTCTTATCGGTTTTTCTGCACCTCCCATAACAATCAATGCAACTGCATCTGCGGAGATTGGGGATTTCCATGTAACTAACGTTACTGGTATTAATACTGGAAAGGGTTATAGAACACCACCTACAATAACTGTGAGTGAACCTCCAGAGTCCGTTCAAGCAACTGCTGAGGTAGTTGTGGACAATCTACTCAAAGTTACTGGTGGAACCATCAGTACAACAGGGGCAGGTTATGGACTCACTGCTCCAAATATTACTTTCAGTCTACCTCCAGACTACATCACTGGTTCTAGATTTGAAGCAACTTCAGGAACCTTAGTAGGTAATGATGTTGACGGTATGATGGTTAAACCAGATGGGTATAAAGTTTATACCACCAGCATGATTGGTAGTGATCAAGTCAAAGAATTTTATCTTACTAATCCTTGGGATGTAACAACACTTACATTCCAAAGTGAACTAGATGTTAGTGCTGATTTCTCTTATACAAATGGAATCCACATTGATGAATCTGGTTCAAGAATGTATGTCACTGGAGGAAAATCTGGTGTTCAAAAAGTAAAACAATATCTATTGAATACTCCATGGGATTTGCAATCTGCACAAGCTCTTGGTTCTTATGATAATCTGGATGCACCTGGTGGTGTAAGATTACATCCTGACGGAAACAAAATGTATATTGTTGATGGTGGAACTTCTGATAGTATCAATACTTATACTCTTTCTACTGACTGGGATGTTTCCACTGCAACTTTTGAAAGTACATTTGCAGCAGGAACTGCAGTTGGGGATAATGATATTGTTGGAATGACTTTTGGTGATAATGGTTATAAACTATATGTTGTCGGTCAAGCACAACAAACAGTTCATGAATTTAATCTATCTGTACCGTATGATTTAAGTACTGCAGTTAAAGCACAGTCTCTATATCTTGGAACTAAAGCGAAAGAACCATGTGATCTCTTCGTCAAAGAAGATGACAAAGAAAAATTCTTTGTCATGAGTGGTCAATCCAATAAAGTTTCGGAATTTGAGATTAGAGCAAGGGCAAAAGGCAATGCACTAATTAACTCAACTGGTAATGTAACTGGTATTCAAGTTACTAGAGCTGGTCGTGGATATGTTGAACCACCTACATTAACTATCGATCCTCCCATTACAGCAAGAACAGCAACTGTGACACCCGTTATGGAAGCTGGTGAATTTGGAGATTTTGTTTCTGGATATAACATTACTGATGCAGGTTTTGGATATCTTACCGCACCCACGGTTACAGTTTCACAACCACCAGAACACAGGAATGCTGCTGGTGAAGTTTCTATGGAGGGCGGTAAAATTACAAACATTAATGTCACCGATGCAGGTGCAAATTATTATTCAGCACCAACAGTTACATTCAACATAATGCCTGAAGACGTAGTAAACACCGCAGTTGGTGATGAATATTCCGCAGATATTAGGACTTGGAGATGGAGTGGAACTTCTTGGGAATTAGAACTAACCAAAGCATTTGAATATCTCGATGTAGAAGGTCAAGTTCAAAGTTTCAAAGGAACTGAACTATCAAGACCTGTAACTAATTACGAATATGAAGTTAGAGTGAATGAGTCTAAACGGATTATTTCTTTACCTAAAGCAGAATATATTCCTGTACTTGAAGATGAATTGAGAACAATAATGAAGTATGATAAGAAACTCAAATCTTCTAAAGGTTCTAAACTTACTACGACATATAATCCTAAACTTAGAGGAATATAAAAAAAGGAGGGTATTAACCCTCCTTTCTAGTATCAGGACTCAGCGAGTTTTTGGAAGTAACTCAGTGCGTCGTCTGCATCTTCATCAGTCTCAGTTGAGGCTTGAGGTGTGATGTCAGAATCATTGAAATCACCACTACTTGCAGGTGCATTGTAAGAAGTAGACTCAGAGAAGTCACCCTTACGCTCACGTTCCCACTGTGCATCTTCTTCAACGGTTTCCTGATCTTGGAACTTAGGAGTACCTTTGTGACCAAGAACATAGTCAAGGCGTTTCTTCAGATCTTCATAGGACTTGAAGTTCTTAAGATCAGAGAACTCGTTCAGATCATTCAAGTTATTATACATCTTCTCGAGCGCATCATCATCGTCAAGAAGTTCTGAAGGAGAGTCGAACTCGGACTTGTCGTAGTTCCAGTAACCTTCAACCTTGCGAATCTTCAGTTTGAAGTTTGCACCAGC